TTATCATAGATGACGGTACTGCCGGCGATACCGGGTATGCGTAGACTTCCGCCTTGGTGATTCTGGCCCGGATTCGCGCACTTGATTCTTAACCCCTTGTAAGTGACTTCCGATCCAGCAGGCGCGATGGCGCTCGTGCAGAATCCGTCGAGGTCGCCCCACGTGTTCGATGCCATCGCTTGAAAGTTAGTCAGGTTCGAATCGTACAGATTGCCAAAGGGCGTGGCGGTCGCTCCATCTATCTCGTCCACAATGGTCATGGCCCCAGGTAGGGCAGAAATATCTATGCCCATCGCCGTGTCTACACCGCTCAGACGATGGAATCCCGGCAGAAGCAGAAGTGTTTTTCTGTTGATGTAGTAGGAAGAGAAAGTTGTGCTTGCATTGTTGATCGTGGTGTCGGTGTAGTTTTCCCACAGCGTGAACTGCGTGTCGGAGTCGATGGACTTGATCCGATAGTATTTTGTCGCAGCGGCAGGTTTCCACAAATCACCGATAGCCCCAGGCATGTCGGGATTCGGATACGTGGTAGAACTGTTTAGCCAGTTCGTTCCACTACCGGTGACGGTTGGCGATCCATTCGTGGCGGTGATCGTTTGTGTCTTCGTGACGCGCGCCACTAAGAGATCATAGCCTGCCCCGGATGGTGCAAGGGCGGCTATGGACTCGCTAACCGTGAGAAACTGTCCACCAGCCCCGACTGTTTTTGCGTTTGTTCCGTACCCTGAATTTTCGCTACCCCAAACTCCACCCATATCAGCTCACCCCGTAAGTTGAAGTGGTACCGGTGCCGGCAGTACGGGAAAAGCGCAAATGTGTGACGCCGCTGACAAGCGTGTCTTTGGCACGAGCAACAACTGAACCGTTCGGCCAGTTTTCAAAAGAAACAGCGTTATCAACGCTATATTCAACAAGCACAGTATCGCCTGCAACTGGGACTACCCACACGGTAGCAGGCAAAGGAAACTCTGTGGTGGGAACTGTCACTGCGCCCCCATTAACGAGGGTGCCGGAAATGATGTTTCCGGACATTCTGTTTGATGGCATGATAACTCCTTAAATTTCCGTGCTGGTTCGTTGTTTGTTAATGCAGCATTCGTGGATCGTACTCAATCAGTTCCTCGCACAGCTCGGCGGCATTTTCCATGCTCTGCACGGTTTCCTCTTGCGTTACTTCGATAGCGATCTGTTGTGAGCCGTGGTCATGCAAGCCTTTCTCATAACGATGGATTATGCTTTTGACCATGGACCTGACCTGTTCCTCATCCATATCAATCTCGAATAAACGCATAAACCTCCGGGCGAAAAAATGCCCTCACTTGGAGGGCGAAGTACCACTTGGGGAGGAAACCGGGAATAGCTATAAGTGTGGAAAATGATAGCCTTTTGCTCGCCAAAGTCAATAGTATCCACTTACACCCACATATCTGGCCAAAATCTATTCCCCTTAGAAGAATTCTCCTTTGGTGGAAGAAGCTGCAAATTATGTTCCACGTGCAACCCGCATACATGCTTTGATCTTAGCGGAACAATATGGTCTACCTGTAACTGATGATATATTGCTTCTGCATACATGTCTGATATCAAAGTCATATCAGACCAGGATGGCGTTGCTTTTAACTTTCTAGCCTCTCTCGCCGATTGTTGAGCCGATCTTTTTTCTGGATGCGCTTTTGCATAAGCTCTTGATCTTTCTTTGTTTCTTTCTCGATTTTTTTCCCTATAAGCCATTACTTTTGCTATGTTATTTTTAATATAAGCGCGTCCGTTTTCAAGGCGTCTATCCTTGTTTTTTATGTAACTCTTACGTGCTATTGCATTTACAGATAATCTGTTTTTAAGCCTATATCTTCTTGCTTGAATCCTATCTTTTTCTTTAGCTTTTTCTGGGTCTTTATTTCTTACCGACCTCTTCTTTAGTTTCTTGCATTTAGTGCAAGTTCCATCGAAAGTACAGCGAGGAGCTAAATGTCCACGTACACAATGTATGCCTGTGTAGTATTGCTTAAGCCCAAGTTCTTTTGCTTTCTTTCTTGTAATCAAAGTTTTTCAGATTCTCTGATTTCCTTAACTACAACAGATACGTTTGCTACTCCGTCCGAATCATAGCACTTTAGGGCCATTAACGCTTCCCTACGACGAGGCTCATAATCTCTTGCCCACTGAGAACCGCTATACCCAATAAGCTCCAAGTATGATGAAACCGGCATTTCCTTGTTTAATATCAAACCTATTCTAAAATCCTCTACAGCAAGCCAAGCAATGGCGTATAGTCTGTTTCCCATCTTCGTACCTTTTTTTGTTCCGAACACCTCTGAAGTCACTGTAGAGGCCAGGATGGACTGTTTTGCTTGCTTGTTAAATGCTTGTACGTCTGGACCGTAATTGTAGATTAATGAGTTTGCTATTTTTTCTTTCTGTGCGCTGATCGCGGCCCGTATCTTGGCCATTTGTACCGCTGTCGCCATGATGTAGGAGGCGTTACCGGAAGACTTGTCGATTGGACAGCCGTAGTCCATGAAATTAGCTGTATTAGTATTTCCTAAATAAGCATGGGCTAATGCTGTTTGGATTGCCTCTCGCGTGTTGCCAAACTTGCTCAAGCCGGTTCCCTCTTTCGTTTACGAGTAAAGAACCCACATGATTTACTGTCCCCCTTCGGCCATAAAGGATTGCCAGCGATGCAATGATACTCTGACTTGTCTGGTTTTGGCTGGCTGAGCTTACACCCACCACATCCGATGGTGTAAAACTCATCACGCATAAAGGCTTGATCGGGACGGAGTAAGTGTCTGTTCATCACGAATTCCAGGCAACAATACCAGTTTGCTCTGTTTTGTGTCCTACAATCTTTCCGTCCCTATCGTAATCTGTTTTGCTTCCCATGCCGATTAACTTTATGGTTCCATCTGGCTTCATCTCTGCTTCAAACCAAGCGCGGAACTCAGAATGACCGTAAAGTATTTGTACTGTGATTTTAGGCTCTGTCATAATCTCACCCAAAGAAAGTAGAGTTTTCGACCAGACTATTACACCTCGGGCAACGCTGTTCTTTTGTCCTATCCCAAGACATAAACCACTTACGGCAAGTCCTCTGTATACACTGCCTGCGCTCAGGTGCCTTTGCCATCGGACGCCCATTCTTGCGGTGATGAAGTTCCGGGCCATCGTCGGTAATGCCGATGTGTCGATCAACTGGGTCTCTGCCGTACTTCCTGATCCCGAGATTACCGGCCTTGGTCCTACAGCTTTCGGTGGGGTGGCCGGTGGCTTCGCTGATTTCCTCGAAGTCGTAACCGGCCTCGCGCATCTCCCGCAGGAGATTAATTTCTTTCGTTGTCCAGGGTATGCTGTTTCGTGTCATGAGTTCGTAGACGCTCATAGTTCCTCCGCACACAGTTGGTAATGCTCGATCAGTGTTTCGTAGTCGGCGCGGGTCATTTTCTTGACAGTGCCAGACAAAGCGATCAGGCGGTCTACCTCGTCCTGCCCGTACATTCTGGTCATCCATTGGGTGTACTTCAACTTTGCAAATTCTGATCCGAAAAGGTTACATGCAGGGCACTGACAATGCACGTTCCTAAACTCGAAATAGACAGAGGTTCCTCTTGCCTTTGGAACAAAATGCCCTCCATGCGACTCCCTCCAAGGTAGTTCTTTCCCGCATGTTACGCATGTAACATCACCTTTATAGTCTGCATTCATACGTCTAATTACATTAGACATAAGCATCCAAGCCTTTTTCTTTAGATATGGGATTGGCTTTTGCTTTTTTCTTTTCTTTACATGTCTGGCCAATGTCGATTTCCTTTGCTGACGTTCTCGGTACTTTCCAGTACTTGCAAATTTGCATGTACATGTAGACCGCATACAGTTTTCCCGCGTAATGGGACAACATGATCCACATGCCATCCATACTTATTGGCTTCTACATATAGGCGAGATATAAGCTCTTTCTCTGACCATGATGGTGTTGCTTGCAGCTTAATTGCTCTCCTATTGGCGTTTGTCGCCTTTACTCTTTCTGGATGATTCTTTGCCCATGCTCTTGCCAAGGATGCGTATTTATCTGCATTCTTAATACGATATTCTTTAATCTTGTCGTTATGCTTAACGTAGTTAACTTTGTTACGAACCTTATATTTGTCTTTGTTCTCTGCATACTCCGCTCTTTTTCTTTCTAAGAATAGAGTTTTGTTTTTCTCATATCTTGCCATGTCTCGCTTTATAAATTTCTCTGAATCTGATTTGCGGCGGTTCCTATCATACTCCCTAACGTATTCTATGTTTTCTTTTCTGTATTTGCGTTGCGCCAATTTACACTTTTCTTTGTTTTTTTCTCTATATGATTTTTGGTATTCTTTATGTTTTTCCATGTTCGCCGCTCGCCAAGCGAGCGTTCTGGAAATAGCGCGTTGCTTTTTTTCTTCTTCTGTTTTCACTTAATCGCCCTGAAGTTCGCTTGTTGGGTTCTCCAACAGTCCAGCTTTGCCAATGCGGTATCCTTGAGCCAGCGAAACCGTTCATCCTCTTTGATCGCCACACGAAGTCCGTCAAGGTGTATCTTGTAGCGTGGATCGGCGTAGGCGTGTCGTTCCTGAGCGTTCACGGGTTCTTCCATGTGTTCGCTCATCAGTTCTGCCTTGATGGTTCTTGAGAAGTCCTCAAGGTATTGTCTTGTGGCTCTGGCCTCAGCGGCTTTGTCGGCGGCAGAGACAAGCCACTCAAGGGCCTTGTTCACGTCTTGTTCTGTAATCATCTCGCTACCGTAATCCTGTCTTTGATAACCAACCCAATCCGCACCACCTTCTCCCTGGTGTCCGTCGCCACCCACATGCACTCGCTGCTGGCGTCCACTCTGCCGACAGGCTTGGCCTGCTGGTTGCGCTGTAGGCAATCCATGATTACGGAGTTGCGATACATCTCGGGAGTGATAGTTCGCATGGTCATATTGCAAACAGAGAATCAGACAATGACCTCATGTCATTCTTCATTGATTCCAGCGCCTCAGCTTCGGAAGCGCCAACCCCAGACGCATAATTATCGTAGAACAACTCATGGAATGGATTATTGTTACAGGCTTCAAAACCGGCTTCGTCCATGTTCATGCAACCCATCAGTGCAATTCCACAGCGGGCCTCAAAACGACCGTCTTGTAGTTTCTTTACATGCACGTTTGTTGTTCCGGCAACGCCGATATGATCACACTTGTACAGGATTATTTCCTCGCTCATTTCTTCTGCCTCCAGAATATAAACGTATGCACATGGTCCCCACATGCGGCCTTGACTCGATAGCATCGTGCTTTCCCGGTGTTGCAGGCGTTCAGGGTCATCAGTTCGTCTTGCTTGACCATCATCAGGTACTTTCCCCGGTGGTTGATGAAGTCGGCATCATCTTGAGGCTTGTCTGTGGTGATTGACGGTAGGACTCCGCAGTTTCCTTCCGGGCTGGGGAGGTAATATTCCTGGCCTCCGGCGAAAGAGAGGAGCGGGAATAATATAACTGTGCATTTCAGTATGAAATTCATCTATTTCTAACTACTGGACAAAATTTATGGATTTCCGCTTTCCTATCAAGATAGGCTTTGTACGCTTCTTTTTTATCATCAAATCTTCCTATATGTATCTGTTTATTTTTATATGATATAAACACAATCCATTTATTATTATTCTTATCCCAGCAAACACCACGATATCCGCTTTTATTGTCTGAACGATGGGAAAGATTTTGGTTATTTTCACCACGTGTTGCTTCACGCAGATTATTGATCTTGTTATTAGATTTATCTCCATCAATATGGTCTATTTCTGAAACAGGCCATCTTCCATATGTATACATCCATGCAATTCTATGGGCCATGTATTTGCGTCCGTAAATACCTATTTGTCGATATCCACTACAATTAATCCATCCTGCTATTTTTCCAACGATTGTTTTTGTACTGATGCCAACTCTCCAATGAAAAGTTCCTGCATTTTTGTCATATTTTATAATTCTAATTAATTCTTCTCTTGAAATTGGCCCATCTATTGGAATTTTTTGTTTACCCATAAATGTTTATGCCTTTGCCTGACTTGAGGTGACGGAGTAAAAAGTCGTTCTGAGTCATAGTTCCTCCTGTGAGCCTAAAGAATGCGCCACTCTTCTCTATCTGTCAATACCTGTTTACGTTTCTTTTTCCAGATCGCCACGGTTCGTATCTTGCCAATCCTCTGTTCCGCTGCCGCCAGTGCTTCCGGTGATATCCTAGACTTTCTGAGCAGGTAGTTGGCTTGCAGGCGTTGTCTGCGCTTCCTGGCGTAGTCGAGTTTCTTGGCTGGGTCTTTGTGTGGCATTATTTCAGCCTCGCCTTAATCTCTTCTATCGCGCTCGCCACAATCTCACCGGTTACTTTCGTGCCGCTTTATTCAAACAACCTGCCTTGTGCTTGTGCTGCCGAGATACGTTCACAAGCTATATCGAAGTATTTAGGCTCTATCTCAATGCCGATGAACTTGCGGCCAAGGTTTACACAGGCTACTCCAGTGGTGCCACTGCCCATGAATGGGTCCATTATTGATTGATGCTTTGGATAAGCCTCAAGCACCTTTTCAATCAATAGGACTGGCTTCTGAGTTGGGTGTTGGCGGTCTTTTTCTTTACCGATAAGTCCGTTGTATTCAACGGTAATCTTCTTGACAGATTTCCTGTCAGAGTTTGTCCATGCAAGTTCACAGTCCCCAAATGTCGGCATCGTGTTTAATTTGTCCCAAACTACCCAGTGCGTTCCCTGTGGAAGCATGTCTGCAAAAAAATTACCCCCAAAAATGAAAGCAAATTCGCTCATTTTAATTATCAGATCAAAAACTTCTTTAGGTGGGCGCTCAGAATCCCAATCATCATCCTCGAACCTTTTACGGGCGATAGGTGTTCCAAAGCCTCCAAAGCCTTCAAAGCCTTCAAAGCCTTTGTCGCGCTTCACTCCATACGGAGGATCAGTAATCACCGCATCCACCTTTTCCAATGTCGGAAGGATTTCAAGGCAATCCCCGAGATACAATGTGCAATCGCCCAGCACTTCCTTACGTTTATAGGTCACACCAATTTCTCCTTAATCTCATCCAGTGCCGCCAAACTTACTTCCGCACTGGTTCTGGTTTGTGGTTTAAGACTGTCCTCGTAAGCCGCTTGCTTGGCTTCCTGAGAGGTTCCGCAGTAAAGAGCGGTAGCGCCTCGCCATGCGGTGTATTTGTCTTTCCCGTTTACCTGAGCGCGGCTGATCCGGTATACCCCGGTTGAGTCCTGGATGTACCATTGGTTGATGGAACCATCCTTGTTCTTTACGGGTTGCCAGATGAGCATTCTGTCTATCGCTTGTTAGATTCCAAGTGTTCACGCAGAATGCTTTTGAATCGTTCGTATCCATCGGCAAATTCAAACTGGCTTCTGTCTATTGCTATACCAAGGCCATAGAGCGCGTCATCAATGAATGTCTCTACGTGGTAATTGGCATAGCCGCTCTGTTTGTCGTATGTATTCCAGTAGTCTTGCAGAGTTTTTACGGCCTCTACCGTTCCGTTTCGAATGACAGGCTTTGTTATTTCGTTGCCCATATTCCCTCCAAAAACCGTTTGTCACTAAAAGCACCATCCTGGTGTTGCTACGCTTCTCCTATTTCAACCTATCTCGCATCTGCTGTAGATGCGTAGCCACTTTCTCTTTGTCCTGTTCTGGTTTCGGCAGCGCCACATAATCACGATGGATCGCTGGCACCGTTTCCGGCAGGCACATCGATCTGAACTCTGCCGGTGTCGGAGGCCAGTCCTCCTTGCCGACCTGAATCTTGCGCGTACCGCACAACCGCAGTCCTGTCTTTATCTGTTCTCCGGTCAATCCGTCCAGAGCGTCTGACCAACCCTTAACCGCCAAGTCCTCCACGCCGTCAATGACGGAGTTGAACTTGTGGCCGTAGATAACCTGGAAGTGCTTGAACAGCGCACTAACCCAACTTGTCGGTATGGCCGTTTTGTTCGATGTCGCGTCTGGCGATGTCGTCGAGTTTGTCGCTGACGCGTTTGGCGCGACTGCGAGTGTCTTTATGTGTTCCATTGTGGTCTCCGTTATGACTCCTCTGGATTACCAGCTTGTCCCACTGTTTGCGCAGAGTGGCCGGTGAGAGAATGTTTGTTTTCCAGAAATGGTGCTGATTCGCCCAAGTAAATAAATCACGAATCTCTGTGTCTGTTCTTCCGTCACGTTCACACATAAGGCGGATTTCGTTTGCCCAGGAATCAAAGTTTGGTTCTCTGTGCTTTGGATTGAGAGAAAGAATAGACCGAAACACAAATTTCGCCGTTTCTATATATGAATTAGATACAGAGTCAGATACAGATACAGATATAGTCATGGCCGTTTCAGAAACGTTTCCATTCTCTTTATTTTTCCTATACTTACGTACACGATCAGACGAAATGTCACTTGAATATTGTCGCTTATCCCACGCCATTGGCTGCCAGTTCTTATCCACAAATCCAACTTCCATCAGCCTGCGTTTAGCCTCAGTTGCGCTTATTGGATCAAGGCCAAGCCCTCTTGCTATGATTGCCTCTCTGTTTTGTAGTTTCCTATCCAAGGTTCCGTTTCCTTTAAGGCAGAGGATTATTATGTAGTGGCGCTGATCCTCAAACGACAACGATTGAACTACCGGGTCTCCAGAAAACTCTGTGTACATTCTGAACCATGGTAAGCTCATTTTTTGAACACCACAGGAACTGGACCTAGATTAAAGTTTTCAAGCAATGATTTTCCGATATCTTCAAGATTTTTTTCATCAAGGTCTAAATACTCCCTGTTATCGAGAATGGACATAAGCATTTCTTCGACACTAGTATTCCTATCTTCAAACAGAGAATTTTTTAATTCAATATCCGCTCTGAAATTATCATTTTCGAAAGGAAAATAACCATCAAGCTGATCTCTTATTTCAGAGGCTCTTTGATCCCCCATTTGCCTTGTATAATCACTGAATGTCCTTATATTTTGGTGCTCATTCGGAATAGCGGAGAAATACATTTTGACGCGCGGAACTGCCCCGTCAAATGTGAACCCTATGGCGGTGGCAATCCAATCGCCAATATACAAGTCGTCGCGTATCCCATGAAGTTTTTCATGGCATGCTTCACACGCAACAACCAAGTTGTCTAGATGATCTTCTTTATATCGTTTCGGGTATTTGACATGATGAACGTGGTCTGGTGTACCGCCACAGAACTCGCACTTATTCCCAGATCGTTCTCTTGCCTTAGCGCGCAGTTCTTTCCATTGCGGCGACAACAGGTAACGCTGGTATTCTTTTTTGAAGTCCATCATTGACCCCCGATAAAGGTTGAGAAGTGCTGGGCCTAGGTAATTATCGGTTACCTAACTTGGACGGGCAGTAGCGAACTGCACACCCAGCATCAACAGCATTCCATAAGCGCCTCCCCGGCGCAAGTGGCAAAAAGCCCCTTTCAGGTTCTTCCTGTCAGGGGCTTTTCTTTTTGCGTAGCACAAACTGTTCACCCGGATATCTGCGTTCCTCTGTCCTCAGAGTTTCCCCACAATCACACACCCAATCCCGTTTCCTGACTTCCCGACCGTGGTTGTTCATCAGGCGATCCTTGCCTTTCTGGGTCATGGTCTTGATGCAGGATGGGCAGTGGATGAGCATTACGCCGCTTCCTTCTCTTCTTCATCTGGATACAAAAGCAAAATGTCCCGGTTCTCATCGAAACACAGGCCGTACGCCTTCTCAGGAACCGGGATCGTCGGTGCCTTGAAGTGATACCACTCCATTCTTTCTTGTACTAGCTGCATTCTTCTTTCCTTTCTTGTTAGCTTGTCGGCCAGTCGGGCCGATGGCGTTGTACACGCTTTGCCGTGACTTACCGCCCACCATCTTTCCGATTTCTGCCAGCGTCTTTTCCGGGTGCTTCTCGACCAGCTCTTTCATCTTGGCGCGGTCTTTGGCGCAGGCTTGTAAAAACTTCTGGTAGCGTGTCAGTTTCATGTGTTCTCCTTTGCTGCTTTGTAGCATATTATGTACTATAGTGCAAATAGTCTTTTACCTTTGTTGTAAATAGTTCTTGACAGGTGTTATTGGGTGTGCAATATTAGCTTTAATGCTGGCGGGTAAGTCATACAAGTATGATCCGGGAGCTACAGGAAAGACCGCTTGATAGTAGCTCTAGTACAGCGGGATAACCTCCGGCCTAACCAGCAGAGTACCGAACACCCCAGAGAGGCGTTGATTTACATGCTTGGCAATGAAGTGTGTAAGGAGCCAATGAATTGCCTACACCGTGGAGCTTGGCAGAGGCTGGAAAAACGGGAAGAGGTTATAGCTAAACCTCTGCGCTATTTCGAGTACCGATTCAGTTGAAAGTCTTGTGGGTGCGTTGCGGTATTTTGGCAAAAAGTCGGCGGATATGTCCCGTCCTGATGGTCCGCGTAAGGGACGGCCAACGCATTAGCAGGTGCAAGGATGGTGGTCTGCGCTGTGGACAGGGACACGATCAGGCAAAGCGCCTGAGTTAGTTGGTGCAACTCCAACCAGACCACCTGAATTGTACAAAGTCTTGTGAAGTGCGTTGGTGCCTCAGTGTTAAACGTCCGTGGACGGCCAACGTTAGTAGCAGGTGTGAGGATAGGTGGTCTGTCAAACAATTTGGGCGAATAGTGTGGTTTGAAATACTAACCCGCTTGCAAAGTCGCCTACAGACCACCTTGAATCGCATTACTAGATCATTGGAGGGAATATGAGAGAAAACGCTGGATTAATAATCATGGGAATCGGGCTACTGATTTTATTTGTTGGCTACGTTATACCGTTCTTTGGTTCGTAGATCACAGGAGGGAATATGTACCCAGCTACCAAAACAGTGCATTGGCCTACAGGCCCAGCGGACTGCTGCGATGAACACGCCAAGCAGCTTGTCGCTCTTGGTAAGTTTCTCGGTTCTCACGTCGGTGTTACGGAGGCCGTACCAGGAGCACAATGCAAGAACTGTAATGGTGAATGGGACACGTACATGGAATACACGTCTGCACTTACGAACCTGCGCGATCTTAGGCTTGGATGGCTTACTAATGCTCAGTAGATCATATTGGGATGGCGCGGCGTGGAAGGACACGCCTTACAGATTGGAGCTGCGAGCCTGTTAGCCCTGCAATACGGGAACTTAGGCAAATCTTCCGGCCCGAGGTAGTTAGGGATAGTCGGAACAAGAGCAGATCCGGTATCAAGCCCGGACGCCATCACCAACATGATTTAACTGGAGGAAACATAAGCAAGAAACCAGAGAAGGCCAAACCCGTGTATCAGTCCTGCAATATCAAGTTCCCCGAGCGGGTCTGGGAGCTGACAGAGAACGGATGGACCTCACGCCCCGCAACGGCGCATGACTGGGAATCCAGGCGGAAGCTGGCAGTGGAACTGAACGCAGTAATGCTGGCCTGAGGACTACCGATGAAAACACCAAAAGTTCCACTCGACTTCGACAACTCAAAAGAATACCACAACAAAGTGGACAAGATGATCCTTATCGGCTGTCTCCTTGCTTTACTGGCTGGTGTACTCATGGAGGCTTTCCAATGAAATGCGGAGAACGTGACTGGACGGCGGAGATTGTGGGGGCGGCGATAGCTATTTATCTGATCGTTGTTTCTGTGGTTGGATTGTGGAGGATGTGGATATGAAATTTGAAATCAAACACCGCTTTACCGGATCAGTTCTGTTCTCTCTGGAAACGGAGAGTATAAAACTGTGCGTACAGGCGGCAGTGTCAAGCGGTGCGGACCTGCGCGGTGCGGACCTGCGCGGTGCGGACCTGCGCGGTGCGTACCTGCGCGGTGCGAACCTGGGCGGTGCGAACCTGGGCGATGCGTACCTGCGCGGTGCGTACCTGGGCGGTGCGGACCTGCGCGGTGCGAACCTGGGCGGTGCGGACCTGCGCGGTGCGTACCTGCGCGGTGCGAACCTGGGCGATGCGGACCTGCGCGGTGCGTACCTGGGCGGTGCGGACCTGCGCGGTGCGTACCTGCGCGGTGCGAACCTGGGCGGTGCGAACCTGGGCGATGCGTACCTGGGCGGTGCGAAAATCCGAGACGACATCACCATCACCAAAGCCCCTATCCAGATCAGCGGCCTCGAATGGATTGTCACGATCTGGGACCAGCACATGCAGATCGGCTGCGAATTTCATTCGCATGAGGAATGGCGAAATTTCAGCGATGACGAGTGGTTGAATATGGGAGGGAAAGAAGCCCTGTATCTCAAGCGGAATCAATTTCCCATGTTGATTGGTCTGTGTGACAAACACAGACCACAGGAACGCTCTACGGAGGAATGAACATGTTCAAAGACAAAGACTACGGCGCACCGCCAGAGCCAAAAGGAAACTACCGCTCTCTGACGAATGCGGAAATCCTGGAATCGGACAAGTTCAGAATATTGTTTGGAGACTTAGCACAAGATACTCTCGGGTCTATTGATTCGATGGACTTCGCAATTATGGCGCATGATCTAGTACACGGAGAGCATGGCAGGATAGGCTCTTTCATAGCATCAAAACTAGGTCCAGTTGTAGATAAATGCGTAGCGCGAGTGCGCTATGAATCAGAACCCGTTGAACGGATTGATCCGGAGGCACCATGAACGACGACCGCGATCCATTTGAACAGTTGAGCGACAACGAGTCTCAGGAAGAACAAAGAGAGGAAATATGAACGAACTGACTACCATTAAGCAAAGCCTTACTGCCGATCAAGTGTCGCTCATTAAGCGCACGATTGCCAAAGGCTCGACCGATGATGAGCTGACACTGTTTACCCATCAGTGCAACCGCACCGGACTTGATCCATTCTCGCGCCAGATTTACGCCATCAAGCGATGGGACAGCAAGGAAGGTCGTGAAGTCATGGGTATTCAGGTATCCATTGACGGACTTCGGTTGATCGCTGAACGCAGCGGCCACTATGCAGGTCAACTAGGGCCATATTGGTGCGGGGAAGATGGGGAGTGGAAAGAGGTCTGGCTGCAAAAAGGACCTCCTCTTGCTTCTCGCGTTGGTGTCATGCGCCATGATTTCAAAGAACCTCTATGGGCCGTAGCTCGCTGGTCGTCCTACGTCCAGACAAAGAAAGACGGTTCGGCTACTTCCATGTGGGCCAAAATGCCGGACCTGATGCTAGCCAAGGTCGCGGAGTCTCTGGCTTTGCGTAAGGCTTTCCCGATGGAGACTTCCGGACTTTACACCACGGAAGAAATGTCACAGGCGGAACCTCATAACACTGTCGAAACACCTGTAGTCTTGCTAGACCAAAACCCGATAGTGACGGAGGAAATCAAGAACCGTGTCCATAATGATACTTTAGCGGCTCTCGAAATGAATGATGCCGTTGCTCTACAACAAGCGTGGGCCGGATTCAGTTCGGATGAACAGGTTGAATTATGGCGCATGTTTAATAGTGCTCAACGCTCACGAATCAAAAAACTTCTCGGAAAGGAATAATTATGATCGAAGAAATCAGCAAAGACGAAAAGGCCGGACAGCTCGTTCAAATTGCCTCAGAAACGAAGGAACAAGCGCTTTCCATGCTTGTCCGCACCCCAAGGGAATACGAACAGGTTTCAGTATTCCTATCGAACATTAAGGCCAAGGCTAACGAGATAGAGGCCCATCGGAAATATCTGAAAGAGCCTTACCTCGAAGGCGGTCGTCGCGTTGACGAATTTTTCAAGCCACCATTGCAGGCTTTGAAAGACGCCGAGACAACCGCTAAACAAAAACTTCTCGGTTATCAGGAAGAACAGCGCCGCATTGCGGCAGAGGAACAACGGAAACTAGAAGAAAAAGCTCGAAAAGAACGCGAAGCATTGGAGGCCAAGGCCAAGGCAGAGCGCGAGAAGGCAGATGCTGAAGCGCAAGAAATTCAAAGCAAATCAGATGAGGCCCGTGCCGCTGGAAATCTGTCCGAAGCCGTCAAGTTACGGCATCAGGCTACCGTTCTTGTGGAGAAATCCGAAGCCAAGGTCGAGGCTATCCAGAGCAAGGCGGATCAGATAATTGCACCGAAGGTCGAGGCATATATTCCGCCTGTCGCTGGACAATCGTCACGTGCTGTCTGGAAGGCTCGCGTGCTGGATGCAAAAGCTGTTCCTGACGAATACAAGATTGTAGACGTGCCCATGCTGGATAAGCTTGCTCAGGCGACTAAGGGCAAGGTGCCAGTGCCGGGCGTTGAGTTTTATTCTGAACAGGTCATGTCGGCACGCGCTGGTCGTACTTAATGACCGACAAAATCCTAAAGTTCCCGGATCGTGATAACCGTTCACTTGAGGAACTGTGCGAGCTGCTACGCAGAAACTACACGAAGCTGGACGAGATAGACAGGGGATTCCTGGCGTTGATCTACAGCGTACTGCGGAGCAGGGACAGGGCGGCACCGGAGGCTATTGGGCATTGCAAGGAAATAGCGGTGATTATGGTGCGGAGGAATGGATTGGAGAATACCAATGACTGACGAAAAGAAAGAGGCAAAAGAAGCACTTGAAAAAGAGTTTGACTACGTGTTCAAAACCGCAATGTGCTATGCAAAACCGTGCGGCGCGTCAACCGCAACCGTGAACATTCCAGATGAGTATTTTTCTGAGCTTCAGAAGATAGCCAAAAAAATACATCAACCTAACACCTAATCACCACCCACCCTGGTTGGGAAAATGAAAACTGCTGGTGTAGTGATAGACGACTGGAAACTGCCGATTTTTAAGCGGCATCTAGAAGCTGCTGGATGCTCCTACACAGAGCACCCAGGCATTGCGCCAAGAACGCTAACGCTCCGTGTGCAGTATGAGTGGGTAAGTAAGCTGAAACCGATTATTGAAGCAGCCAACGAGGAATGCAGAAATGAACGACGAGCCTAAAACATGCCTGACCGATGGCAGCGAAGTGACACCGGATCACCGTGAGATTGATCCGGCAACCGGATTGCAGAAGGGCTATGTCGCGCTGTGTCCTGAAGAACTCGCAAAGGGATATGTGCGACCAGTGCGCCGCAGCTACAAGCACACCAAATGCGGAACGGTCACGACGATGCATCATTCACTTGCGGCAACCTATGCGCGTGATCCGAAGTCCTACTACGGGACATACTGCGTCGGGTGCAGGAACCACTTCCCGGTTGCCGAATTTACATGGGAGCCGGACGGTTCTGTGGTTGGATCGTGACGCATAACACCTACCACCCACCCTATTGGGAAATGGAGGGAATATGCGACAAGCAGAATATCAGGCTTTGAAGCGGCTTCTAGCAGAGAAAAGAATAAAGCTCATGCCTGACCCGCCGAAAGCAAGCAAAAGAGTGCGAAGCACGCAACGTTATGCTGACGAGGTTTCTGCATGGCAGGAGGAATGCGATCAAATAGACACACTACTCGAAGAATTTAATTCGTGCCGGCCCACCAAACCCTAACTCCTGCACAGAGGACTGGGCATGCACATCTACCGCTTCACTCGTCGCCTGATCGCCACACGGAACGCCAAGAGCAAGAGCTTCCGGCATCGGTGCAGAACGATATGGGATACCTGTTGGGCGGAAAGGATTGGTTGCGGGCTGTTGACGTATTTGATTGAGCATGAGAACCATAACATACGTACCGACAAGCCTTGGGAATGTCCTTGGGGACTTTGCAACCACCAGCAGGCGCAGGAGTGCCACAATAATCTTAACCCGCGCAAAGGATGCGGCGGACGATTCCCGCACGGAACCACGCCGCAGCAGGCGAAACATCTGATTATAGGACGGTAACTATATGAGCATTACGATTGAGGAAGTAATCCGGTGGAGAGAAGGTGACGGGCTTCTTTACTGGACAGAGGAAGAATTAGCAGACGCATTTATTTCCCAGCACAAAGAACTTGAAATTCTGCGCGCGCAGCTTGCCGAGAAGGATGCGATTCTGGCGAAGTGTGCTGAGGCATTATGCGAAGCCTACAACGAACTCTATGCGTATTACTACGACCATCCTGTAAAAGTTCGTCTCCGAAACATGATGGAAGAATTAGAGCAAAAGTTGAGTCGTTAACGAGTTTGGTATTAAGCACTGTTAGGGAAGAAATATGTCGTTTAGCGCCCACTAAACCAGAACCCGGCACCTAGGAACCTGAGAGAAACTCATGCTGACACAAGAACGATTGAAAGAATTGCTAATTTACAGTCCTGAAACTGGCAGATTATTTTGGAAAACGAGAATAAATAATAGGATTAACATTGGAGATGAAGCCGGAAGGATTACAGAATCCGGATATAGGAAATTGTCAATTGATTGCCATGAATACCGTTCGCATAGAGTTATATGGATGTTAATTCATGGTGAATGGCCATCAAATGAAGTTGACCATATAAACGGAATAAAGGATGACAACAGAATAGAAAATCTGCGTATTGCAACTAGGTCACAGAACAATATGAACACAAAATTGCGCAAGGATAATACTTCTGGATATAGGGGAGTTACTTGGTTAAAGTCAAAGAAAAAGTGGAGAGCTAGTTGCTGTGTAAATGGTAAGTGTATAAATATCGGACATTTTTACACTAAAGAAGAAGCCTATGAAGCTTATGTAAAGGTAGCAAAAGAAGAACACGGAAAATTCTATAGCATCACCAGCGAACCTCTGCCCCAAAACCAGCAAACCAACCACCAGAAGTATCAATCGAACCAATAATTGCCCCCCTTACTGCTTTGACCTGAATGACCTCTATTCTACCATCTGCCCTTAATACTCCTCCTGAAACACCGTCCCTAGCCCCGTAGGATACTCCCAGAGCGTTTCTACGGTTGAAACCAATGAAAGGTAACGGGTCCTGACGTACATACATCTCAGTTGATCCTAGGCCGGAATCATAAACACTGGTAATAGTTCTGGGATATTCGTCTCCAGGTATACTAGTAGACGCTGTAACATGCTTGTCTGGGTCAGACTTGACACTCTCAGGCAGTCCTAGTTCCTTTTTGGCCTTGGCCTTGTATACCACGACAGGCTTGTCTTTAAGCGTTTCTTTCTCGATCTTGGCTAACTCTTTAGAAGGAGTTGCTAATACAGACTGAGGGATCATGCGGTTTATGGTGTTGTAGGCGCAGATACCACCGGCTATCACAAGGCCCATAACGAGGCCAGCGGCGAAGGTTTTGAAGTGATCGCGGTCTATTTTCATCGTAGCGCCCCGCAGGTAGGACAGAAGTTTCCCTTATTCAATTCATTCCGCATGGCGCGGACACATACACCAAGACGTTCCGGCCTGATTACCGTGGAGATCAGATGGTCATTGTGTCTCATGGTAACTCGGATATATCTCCCGTATGTCTTTTCCAGAAGCAGAGGAAACCCGTTAGTCTGATGCTTGGCGGCTAACTCCACGAAATCGGATGGCGTGCTAGCCTCTAAGGCGTTCATTTCTTCGGAAAGATCAGCTCTGCCTTAAGTGGGTCGGTTTTGCACTGGCAGGTGACTTTCACTTCTTGGCAAACCTGTTTTGCCTCTGCTGATTTGTAGGCCATTGTTGCCCCGGTTCAGCCCATCGACCGAGAGCGAGGATGATGCCAGCTTTGGCGAAGGGCATGATTGTTTCCATGTTCATTGTGTCAACCTCACGCCAATAGGTGAATCGGGCAGATTAGATGGGGTAATGTCCTTCACAGCCGGACCGAAATCCGGGATTGGCTCAGGGGATTTCTCTTCCCAACACCAACGTCCCTTCCAGACTGTCAGGACTGCACAAGTAAGGATAGCCCCACCGATTACGTACTTGGCGCTTTCGTTGTCTTTGCTGAGATAAACGTACTCGGTTTTGACCGTTTGATGGTCATGATGTCGGTCGCTGGCTTCGACTTTCTTCACGGCTACGATCATGGCGAAGATGATTGTTACCACAATCCAGGGGATGTGCTTTGTCATTTGGCAATCTGCGTCTTGATTCGGAGAAGGATGAACAATACACCAGCGGCCCGGAAAAGCCACTCGTACATGGTTGGAGTCATGTGTTCCTTCACGGTCGGCAGAAAGGCCAGAATATCAGGCGCGGCCATCAACAGGGCGGCGGCGTACATCGTCCAGCTTTTGCCTATCCAGCTTGCCCGTTTCGCTAGTTTAATTGCTGCTTTCATTGAGTCTCCTTACATTGATAAACCGATCTCTCCCACCTGTCCTTGCAGTATTCACCGGCACAGGTTTTTATCTGTACGGGAAGCCACTGAGCGTTGCTTACGCTATCACAGCCGCAAGATGCGAGTGGCAAAACGTGATCAACTTGCCATCCGGGACAAGCGCCACTTGTCAGTCCGGTGGAAGGGCATGGGTACAGTTTGCGGAAGGCTGAATAAACCCGGTAACTTCGGTAGATCGCCCCGGACGCATCGCGCTTCGGTTCGCCGCAATAACGTGTTTCGTCAATCTCTGTCGAAAAAGCTGTCGATGAAATTCCAGACAAAAAACAGACCACCGCTATTACCAGAAGGACGCGGAATATCATGTCAGTCCTTTCGTGTAGACGACTTTCCCGTTCGGGAATCTGGCGGTCAGCACTTCACGCCGAAGCGGCTCAAGAGACAATCCGATATGTACCCACGATCCTCCTTCTTCTATTAACTGGTCGTACTCCACCGTGTCCTTGAGCGCCCGGCATATCTCAATCGGTGTGCCGAAGGTTGATTTGAAATCACAGGCAAGCCCTAGCGGATGAACAGACTTTGACGAACCGCCTATGGCGGCGTTCAATTCATGACAACGATACCAACTTGTAATCTGGATGGGCGAGTTAAGCATGTAGCGCACTCTCTCCATCAGTTCTGCTTGCCGCTTCACGTTATCCAGAAGCTCTGGAGGAAGGCTATTGTCTATCCCCTTGCGCGTAGCAGTCTGGCTGAATTCGACTTCTGCTAAGGTGAAATGCGGTGATATTTTCATTTCTTCCCCGTGAATTTGCGTAACAGAAGGATGGTTTCTCTTGTCCCGATATGCCCGGAGAACCCGGCAAATCCGGCAGCGGCCACTTCCCCAACGACTTGCGAAGCGATCAGGAATACAACGATTCCGATGGTTACGCTGGCTGTCAGGTCAATGACACCATCTCTCCACCATCCTGCGTTCATTTTCTTGTGTTTGTTGGCGATGTAGTAACGAAGCCAACTCCCAACAGCGGCTAGTCCACCGCCTACTGTTGCCCAAAATGTAGCGTCTTTCTCTGGCACGTTATGGTTCCGTGTTTAATGGCGTTTAGTGATAGTGGTTATTCATCCTTGACTGTTTATCCTTGTAGCTTGACAAGTGCTGATAAATGGTAAATACTGATTTACAGCTAGGCTAATCTAGCTTAACAACGAGGAGAAATGTCATGTTCGATCCTATTACCGCTGCTTTTGGTGTTCTCTTGGGTGGTCTGGTTTCTGTAAATCAGACACCGCTTCCCACTTGCGAGGAACAGAAGAAAGAAAACGCAACCGCCTACAAGATGCAGCACGGTGGAATTACAAATGATGGGTATGTTGGTGCAAAACCGATGAAAACATGCAAATAAACATAATGCCCCGTGCATTTATTGGCACGGGGCTATTTGTTTATAGCTTTATCATCACGTTAAAGAATGTTGTTGGTTGCATTGTATTGTGAGCGGTTCCGCTTCCGTCCGACGGAACGTAAGCCGTTCCTGTTGCCCCGCCTGTTCCAACAGAAGCCTGAGCGCCAGTACCTCCTCCACCACCAGCAGTGTAGTAGGTGCCAGTGTGGTTGTGCGGTCCATTTTCTCCGTCTGTAGAAGAATGAGATTCTTCACCGACATGCTGACCGAGAGTCCTTACCGATAGACTCATGGTCATAGTGTGCGTGCCAGTACCGGCGTCGGTAATATTTATTACTGTTCCTGCGTGAGCATTCGCCAAAGATGTGGCTAATTGCAGTGTTGTGGCGGCTGTACGGATCACGTAATAATCCGTTGCCGCCGATAATCCGGCAGGAAGTGTCGTAGTAGTCGCTACCTGTACAATAGCACCAGTGTAAAGACTTAGATTGCTATCTACTGTACAGACATCCGTCCCTGCGTCTGCCGTGAACGTAGACGAGAAAGCTCCGGATGAACCGGTCCCGGCCATTGCTCTACCAACAGTACGCGGTATTCTAATACGCTTATTGGCCGCATAATCAGCGGCGGCGCTAGCGCCGCGAGTTGATACGGCACCGGCGCTTGTATATATAGGACAATATGTATTTGAAATATTGTCCCAAATAAGAGCGAATAGAGTTTCTGTGTCTGCATTGGCTCTAGTTGTCGCGCTGGAAGAGGCGTTACCAATAGTGCCGTCATCCATGATGACCCATCCGGTATCGGCGGATGATTTAATCGTTAATTTCACGTCACCTGTAGAAAATGTATGATTACTCGTTACTGTTCCAGAAATAGAAACCGATCCTGGAAAAGTCCAAGTTGTACCGCTGACAGTTACCCCCGGAACAGATGATCCTGTGGCAGACAATAGCGAATAACTAACAGCACTTAATCCAGAATCCAAAGTACCGGAGTCATTAACGACTGTAACCGTGGTCAGTGTCGTGTAAGCTACCGCACTAATTCTGCTGTAGATCGTCCCTCCGCTATTCGTGGTCTTAACCCTGCGGCCTACGTGGTATGTGCTGGACTGATCGCCTGTTACCGTGAAACTGGTAGCGCTGACATAGGTAGGCGTAGACCCAGCGATCCACTGGTCAATGGTGACAGAGGTATCGTTGATGCCGTCGATGTTGTTCCATGTCTCTATTGGTGAAGCAGGCGGGTCGGTATCCGTGGACGGGGCGAGGACAAACTTCACCGCCGCGCCGCCGATCTGCCAGATGGGATAAGCGACTCCGGAACCATCTGCCGGAAAGCCTTTGGTGTTCAGGACAATCGGGTTGGCATGTGGTGAGGCTCCGGCTTCATCCTTGTAGGTCGTGACCTTTGTGGAAGAGCCTACCGCGTAGGTAAACAGTAGCGCCCCGGTGTAAGGCTTGCCGTTTGCATCAATGAACTGATGCGCGGAGAATGGGGAGAGATAGTTAGCCATTAGTTATAAATCCAGTAGACGATGATGGAAGCGATCAGGTATCCAAACAAAATTGGATCGGTCATTGGTCCCTCATAAGAAACGGCGCTAACGCAGGCGGTAACAGGAACATCGGATCAGTGGCTGGCTTCGCTCCTGCTCCGGTAGGAATGCCAAGCATTCTCCCGGCTTCAATACTGGCCGACGAACTTCGGAGCGGATCGGACAGGACTTTTGCCGCTGCTGGCAGAATCCCGCCGCTTAACTTGCTGGCTACGATATTCCCGCCGATGGTATCCAGGACGTTCGCCACAAGAGCCGCCGCAGTACGTGAGTTATTGACGGCTGACCCGGTAGGCTGGAACTGCTCATAACTCGCCACCCGTCCGATAGCCTTCAATGCTTGGACTTCCTGCGGAGAGAAGAACATCGACAGCTTTGCGTCGCCGATGGAATTTAACGCTTTGTTGTAAGCGGTGCTGCTGAACTTCGCTAGTTCGTCGGCTTTTCCGCTGAGAGCCTGTGATTTCAACGTCTGGGCCACGTTGTTCTTGATCGCGGTCATGGCTTCCGGAACGTCTTTGATGAGTTCCCGAAGTTTTGCCACGGAACCGACAGACGCGGCGTTACCCTTGCCAATGATGAAATTCTGAACGAATTTGTCCGGTTCCACACCGTCACGGATCGCAGCTAGTGCTGGCGTATTTTCTACCGTCTGCATCCATGCTTTGTTGGCAGAGCGGGCGGCACCGAACGCGGCCTTTGCGCCTTCTCCTGCTGTTCCGATCATCGGTGTATTGTCCAATGCTTTACGGACAAGACCGAGTGCATAACGGGTATTTCCGTCCTGACTACCTGCCTGCATCTGACCCATGATTGTTTTCAGGACTTCCGCCTTATCCACAGTCAGAGTCTCTTTGCCAGCGGCAAGATTCATTAACTTGTTGCGGACGTTAGCGGGCAGGAATTCTGTCCTCAGATTCTCCTTGAGCGTGGACAGTGCATACTTACCGAAGGCTTTACCGTCCAAAAGCGCGGAGCGTCCGGTTGAATCCTTGGCGGCGTCGTATAGGGAACCGATTTTCGCTTGTTCGGCGGCGTTTCTGGCCTCTACTGCTGAAATCACCTTTTGACCAGCCGCAAGCGTATCGTCTGCGGTTCCGGCACCCATCTGGTTGATGTTTTCGATCAGTTTCCGGGCGTTGGCATTCTCAATCTGAGACAGAGCCTGTAGTTTCGGGTCTTGGGTGGATACTCCCAGAGCGGCCAGATTCTTCTGGCGTGTGACTACCCCAGGATCAAGCGTCAGCGGTCCTGCTGTCGGGGTAAGTCCGGTCATGCGGTAATCAACCAGTCTCCGCGCCATATCAGGCGTCATAGAACCTGAACGTACCGCCTTGGTCATGTCCTGATGTAGCTGTGCCTTGATCGTTGCCGGAATGTCAGACAGGCTTATTCCGCTAGGCTTCACTGCCTCATTGATAACAACGTCGATCTTGGCGGTAAGGTCTGGAGAGCCTTGTAAGCGATCTGTAAGCGACCTGACGGCACCGACAGCCTTTTGTGCTCCAGACATGGCTACAGGTGCCGCCACGCCTCCCACAATCGCGGCCACGGCCTGTGATAGCGGTTCGCCGCCCGTTTCACGCACAACCCCGCCTGCCGCCCCTGCGCCGGTTGCAGAGGCTAATTGCAGGTCTGGACGGTTTGACATGGCTTTCAAGACGGCTTGAGTCGTCCCCGTTGCTCCCTGTGCCAATTTACCGGCCATTCCGATACCTGCGCCGCTGGACGCGGCTAGTCGGGAAATATCACCGACTACCCGTTCTGTCGGATTCTGAGCCTCGGGAAGTCCTAAAAGGTCAGACAATTCCTTACCGGAACGGCCTTGGATGTTCATGCCTGCGGCATTCATACCAGCGCGAACCGGAGCAGCAACAAGATCGGCCAAATCTCCAACGCCTTCCAGGACGTGACGGCCTGTCAATCCTACTTGTCGCGGAATATCGCTGATTTCACGGTTTAGGCGTTGCCCGAAACCTTCTTCTGGTTGTGCCGCTTTCTGTGCTGGCGCTTCCTCAAGATCAGACAAACGCATAACCTTTTTCGGTTCGTCCATCTTGTCAAGGTCGGAGAGTCTCATTATTTCACCAACTGGACTTCGTGATCGCCGTTAGGGTCGAGCTTCTTGATGACGTAGCGTTTACCGCCTTTGTCGATGAAATCGCCCAGTTTGTACTGCTTTGGCCCGGTTGGTCCTTCGATTCTTTGCGGGGAAATGTCTGGGGACTCTTTGAAATACTGGCCACTTCTCAGGGAGTCGGCCTTTGACTTGTTGAATGAGTAACGGCGTTCCGCGAGTTCTCTGGCGCGATTCAGAATCGCCTCTCTTTGTGCCGGGGTCTTATCGACGGAAGCCTGTAGATCAAGGAGAATCTTGCGCTCGCCTTCTGTCGGCATACCGCCAAAGATCAGTTTCAGAGATTCAAGCGCCTGCCCCGTCATGATGTTATCGAGGTCAATCGTAGCGTTAGCTGCTTCATCTTCACCGGGGAGCCAGCTTTTTACCTTGGCGCGTTCCTTGGCGTAGGGTCCGAATTTGGCCGTCTTGTTGATTTCCTTGGCCTTGTCGAGCAAACCAATGACGTTGGACGCGGCTTGTAATGTCTCGTCGGCCTCAAACAGTTCTTTTTGAACCGTGGGAGACATGCGTCCTTCTCCCTTGGCCTCGGCTATCTTCTTTTGCGCGTCAACGTAACCCGGCATCATCCAGTCAGGAACAGACGATTTGCGGCGCGACTGCCCAAGTGGTTCAAATTTTCCTGTGGATTTGTTGAATACACCGGACTGAACTTGATCGTTACCGGCACCAATTTCGCCAAGCGTATACTCATCCTGTTTTGGCTTCATGGTTTCCATTAGTTTGTACGCCATGTCTCCCCTACCGCCTTTCAGGAGTCCGGAAATAGCGTTTTCCATGCTGAAATTGCCCGGCGTTCCCGGTGAGCCAGTCCCCGGAACCGGTGCGCCCATTGCCAGAGGGCCGACCCCGGAGCCAACATCCTGTTCTGAATATGGGCGGTCAGGCGTGGCCGGTGTGCCTTGTGTGTAGGCGCTGCGGAGAATGTCGGCCAAGGCGTTGCGCTCTTCCTCAAGGCGACGGCGCTCCTGCTCTTGACGTTGTACGCCGCGCATCTCGGCGTTGTAGGCGTCTCTACGGTCTGCCCAGGTTGCCATTAGAAGTAGCCTCCGCCGTAACCGCCGCTTGTGTAGTTATTTCCGAAGTTTGCAGAGGTGTTTTGCCAGTCGTTACTACCTCCGCCTCCACCACCACTTGTATTGGAAGCGCCACCAGTCGGTGAGCCACCGCCGGCAGATGAAGGCACCCAGCTTTGCAGGACGTTGTTAAAGTCATTCTCAGCAGCCCTGACTTCCTGTGCGCCTTTGAGGAACTGGTTAAATGTGTTGTCACCCTGATGGGAGAGAAGAGAGGCTAGCGCGTTACCTTCGCCCGTCGCCAGATTGGACATATTAGAGGAAGCGTTCTGGCCGATCCCGAGCTTCTGCATCCAGCGGCCAAACTCGTTGGCGTATTCCTGTGATGCAGCGCCTTGGCCGTAGTCTTGCAGGGCTTTACCCGTGTTTCCTGAGAGAAGCCCGCCACGGGCGGCAGCGGAGTTCTCCAGGGCTTCTGTGCCTTGTCCGAGTCGCCACTTGTAACTAGGGTCAGAGGTTATCGAGTTCGGATCTGCTCCCCATGCCTTGAATCCTGACAAAGACTCCTGTCCGTAGTCATACCATGGACGTTGGTAGTCTTTGGCCTCACCGTAACTGGTACCGATCTGGTCGCGGGCTTTTTGGTTCCAGGCCGCAGACTCAGCCATCTTTCTCTTGAATTTGGGCTGCAAAATGTGGTTCATCAAACCCGGTCCAAAACCCATATGTGTCTCCTGTTATACACTCAAACCAGTTGCGTCTACCCAAACCACCGCAGGGGTGACAGCACTAACCCATATCGGTTGGCCAAGTGTCGTATCTAAAAAGGGTCGCCCGATCCAAAGATTTTTGGTCGGGCGTTGTGCGGTCGTACCGGACTCAGTGAGCGAATTCGCCGCCAGCCAGATCAGGTTTAACCACTCCGACCCGACCTTTGTTACCTTGCCGTCCTTATCAATCAGGGCGACGTTAAACGGAGGAGTCGGGATCATGGCTGGTTAATAAAAATACCTGTAATAACGCGCTTAATAGGGTCTGTAATCGCTAACCGAAATACCAGATCACGCGAACTCAGCGGGAATGTCGGCCTGCCAAATCTGGCACGGGTCATGGTTTCACCGATAGCCCCGAGTGAAGTCCAGACCTCGGAACCGAACGTCTGGCCACCGTCTACCGAGATTTGCAGCATGATTTGAGGGTCTACACCCTGACCAGAGACAAGACCTACTCCCATCTGTCCGTCTACCTGAAACGAGGAAATACGCTGTCTCGCGCCTTCGTCGTACAGATGACGACTGGTGATCTCCATCCTCAGTTCTTCGCCGTTGTCGGCGTAAACATCTGGTTTTAGCTTGTACATCTTGCCGTTTTCGTAATCGGTGACGATCCTATTACCCTGAAATTCGACTCCAATTTCTCCACGGTCGCGGTCAATCCCGTAACTTTTGAGCTGTGACCAGAGCTTGGTGGAGCCGTCATACAGCCAGGAAGCGTTGTCAGACGGAAAATTGATCTGGTACATCGGATGCCCGCCAAGGGTGTAACTGAACCCGGTCGCATCGGACACATCCCCATAACTGTCAATGATGTAATCCAGTTCCGAGGTCGAAATACGAGTAACCGCATAGCCTTCCAGAACCCCTACGATTGACCCACCGCCTCTGACTTTGGCCAGAAAGGCGAGTGTTCCCATGAACGGAGCTACGCTCCAGCGGGCAGATAGTCCGAAATCCTGATTCGCACCACCGACCCGGATATACGGAAATCCCGGTAGACCGGCATTGGCCCACGGTTCGATGGTGTCGTTACCAAACAGGATGACTTGCCCGTTTAGGGCGTAGACCCGTTTCAGATAGTCCGGCTGGGATTCAGCGGTCGCAAAGTTCGTGCCGTCATAACTTGAGGCCGCATAGGCGTCTGATCCGTAGAACCGCCCGGAGTTGGCAAAACTGTTCAAAATACGTCCAGAATCAAAGCAATTTGTAACCGCGTTGTTGGGAAAATCAACGTCCGTGACCTCGGCCCACGCCGTGGTGTTCATGTTGTACGTCCAGCCGTCGGACCCATCTACGATCTGGATTTGCGTGCCGTTATCGGCAATGGATACACGTCCGGATGTCGTATTCAACGTCCCGAGACTGGCTGTAACACCTGCATTGTTCACGCTGTAGAATGTTCCACGATGTACAAAATACAGATAGTCACTGTTCTGCGGAACGTGTACCCCACGGACTGGGGTATCGCCCATGCTGATGAACAACTCTTTACCCGGAGTGCCTAAAATAGCGACCTTGGTCTTGTCGCCGTCCGGGGTGTATTCGTAGTAGCAATTAACCCGGCTTTGCGCTGTGATGCTTGGGCTTTTACCCTGTATGCCGGTGCCAAATAAGGTATCCATTTATTCCTTGTCCAGAATCTTAACAATGTCCTCGTCGAATACGACGAAGTTAGAGGTTATCTTTGGCGCAATGGCTTTGTACTCTGGATTTTTCTTTATGAAAGAATCCAGCTCCGCCTGAGAATTAAACGTGTTCTCTCCGCCTTTAGGGTGTTTAGCAATCCATCTCTGTGATGTATCTCTTGAGGCTTGGTCTAGGTAGCGGATACCGGGGATGCCTGCATTCAGTAATGCCTTAGAACCTTCCTCTGGGGAAAGTCCGAGTCTCCTATACAAATCTGCTCCAGTTGAGGAAGATTCCAGAGCATCCAGCCAATGCTTCCTAGCTTGTTCCTCAGTAGCGCCTTTAATCATCACCCCTATTGGCCTGTTCTTATCATTCACGAACCCGCCATAGTTCTCGTATTGTTTCCACTTAAGGCCCATAGCCTCAGGTGTAAGTGCCTTCCTCACACTCTCCGGCTGCTCACTTAAAGGCTTATCCCAGTCAAGGAAGTTCTTAACGGCAGAGTCGGATATGTCTACTTTGTAGAGGTTGGCGTTATCGGCTACCCATCTTGGCGGTGTTTTCTCGTATTTCTTCAAGGCCGTTTCGTATGTATCCATCCACTTTGGATCAGCGCCGTTATCGCGCATTTCTCTAGTGGCTTTTACGGCGTTCTGATACCCCTGCGCGGCTATCGACTTGGCGGCTGTCTTTTCAATATCCGGCAAAGCATCAACATCAATTTTGTTCTTTCCGATATACAGGCTGGATGTGCTATTTACGTCTGCATACGTTTTTGCAACATCAGGAGACTCCGCAAAATACAACCCATGCCCATAAGCCTGCGCCCCTTCTCCGGTGCCGATCTTGCTCATGCTGAACTTGTCGAACTTGTGGGGGGAGCCGTGGTAGGCAATCATACCCGCCATGGCACCGCCTAAAGACTCCGTACCGAATGGCATGGAACCATAGTAATCCTGCATGGCGGTTCTGGCCTGCTCAGAGGTTGGTTGTTCAATGCCGAAGCTGCTGGCAACCGTTGGCGAGGCGGTGGATGCGGTCAGGATGGCATTCGCCAGCTGTCTACGCATGCCGCTATCAATGTCGCCTTTCACGCCTTCCCAGTAACCGGGGCCGAATTTTGACAGGTAGTTACTAATTCCTTCTGCGACCGGGCCACGAGCATTCGCGCTGCCTTGATAGGAATGCGCCATCTCTTGCGCCAGTTTGTTCTTGTAAAGCTGTCGCTCCTGGTCGCTGATGTAGTTCGGCATGGATCAGGTATCACTGTAAATATCATAGCGTCCGCCACCGCCTAACCCAAGATCAGCGTAGATTGTCGGCGTGTTGAAGGTCTTGAGCGCGGCTTTAGCCTGTCGGGCGACTTCGACCACGGAAGGCGGCAACGGCAGGTCTGGGTAGTCGCCTTGTAATTCAACAGACAGATTGGCCTCAATCGCCCTGCGGTAGCCGAGAGGAAGGGCTAAAACGTCCGTCAACGCGGTGAAACTCTGTAACTGCTTCCAGGAGTTGATGTGAATCGAGATAGACGCACTCGGGACCGGATAGCCGTAGATAATCCCGAGTGTCGGGGTATTGTCGTAGTACAAAACATCCGGATAGGTGCTCTGTCTCGTCTTGTCTGCAATGGCGTCGTATTCTTCCTTGGTGATAACCGAATACGGATAGTCGATATTGCTGATCCGGGTAAAACCGGCTTCTATACGGGTCGGTCTGGTGGTATTGAAGTTCCCACCCGTGCCGATGGTCCTGGAGGAAGCCCCAGACGCCCACGTGAACGTCTCTTCGAGCATCTGGTAGACGTACAGTCGCTCGATAGACCACGACTCCAGCATGGCATTGACCGTAGACAGAGCGTCACTGGCCTCTGTCGCGGTCGGGTTGCTGACGCCGTAGGGTCTGAGAGACTTCGTTATGACATCAAGGATTGTCGCCATCTTCCTCAGGACCAATCAGGTCTTTCTCGCTCAAGATGAGATAGTCTTTCCCGCCGTGTGAGACGGGAAGACCTCCGTTTTTGGTGAACCGGATAATGTCTCCCGGTTTCACGCCGTACTGGTGATCACAATCCTTGCCCATGGCCAGGACTTTGCCACGGGTCTTTGACTTGCCTTCAATCCCTGAGCTTTTGGTGTTGAACTTGTCGAACTGGACGACTTCTATGATGGAACTCATGGCTTCGTCATCCATCGGTTCTACCACTAAACGCTTTCCCATAGGCTTGATTGGGCAAAGCATCAGGCGGCCTCCGGGCCTGATTCATTCAGAGCGGCCTGAATAGAGGCGTCCGACATCCGGTGATGCGGGGCTTTGTCAAACTTCACTTTGTACTGCTCGACCAATTCCATGCGAGCGGCACTGATTCCTGGTACTGACTTCAACTTCTCTGGTTTCGGCTCTTTGTGAACTTCAGCCTTGACGCGGTTAAAGAACACATCCGCACTGACCTCGGTCCAGCCGTTTTTCTTGTCGGCATCGGCTTCCAACATCTGCATGGCAATCTTCTTGCCGTGGCGAGGGTGTACAAGGTAAATCTGCATCATGGTGAATCTCCTGTGCTTGAGTGCCGCCGGATGGCGTGGGTAAAACTCCGGGGAGAAATCCCCGGAGGTAATGACTAAAACTAGCTAGTAGCGAATGGTGTCGCCAAGGTGCCAGCACCATGAGTGACGCCATGGATGACCCACTGAGTGGTCGAGATAGCCGTCAGGCTATACCGCTCACCCAACAGACCGCCCGTGGTCGTACCAGCCGCCGAGATAGCGCGGTGGGTAGAACCATCGGCCTCAAAGTAATCACCGGACTGGGCGACCGTTACATCACCCATGATGATGCCACCAAGAAGGAACTCGGTAGCGGCAGCGGTGATGACCTTGTGGGCGTTGGACGTGACAGCGACTGTAACCAGAAACTCAAACTTCATGCCTACGACCGGAGTCGGCAGGGTATAAACGATACCAGCCGCCCGGTCGAACAGGCACAGCGAACCGGATTCGTTCGCCAAGAGTTTACGGGTCGCGCCTACGGACTGAATGACATTTTGATGGCGAGCTGGCTCAAAGATGCCATCGGATGCACGTGCAATAGCTGTTGCGGGCATTGTAATACTCCTTTAATCAGTGATTAACCAGTGATACGGCAGGCCCATTCCGGACGGATAGCTTCATACCCGTGCAGAATGTCGAGACGCGCCGGGATGTTGTCGTTGTTGATGTCGTACTGACGCACCAACCGAATTGACAGGCCATCCAGCTCTTCACGGGCCGCGAAATGCACACCCTTCGGCAATTCCAGATCGGCGGTCACGAACGCGAACGCATCTTTGTGGTAAGCCAGATGCTGTTCATAGACCGTGGAAGCCGAACCAACCAGAGTGATCGCCGCCCCCGTTACCGGCAGCGCGTTGACGTTCTGATTGGCGCCCGTGGCGTAGTAAGCCGGGGTGAACGTCCAGGAGGTCGTGGCGTCAGCGGTCAGGGTGAACTGCTGCAAGTAGCCAAGATTCTGCTTGGTTTCCGGATGCACAGCGTAGACGTTATCAATGGTGAAGATCGTACCAGCCGTCACGCTACCACCCGCCGTGGTCAGAGCGACATCGCCATCAGCGATAGCCGCGTCATTCACAGTAACAGTGGTATGATCGGAACCAGTGGTAATGTTCCAAATACGCTCGTTCTCGTACCAGTCAAAACCGGAGTTACGCGAGATAAAGCCGTCACGGTACTGCTTCTTGATCTCCATCTGATCGTGAAACAGGGCCGAATACGCATTGACCATGGCCGACATCGCGTCAGAATTGATCTGAACGGAACGCTGGTTATCCTTCGGGGCAAGGTTCTGGTTGAGCTTGGCGCGTGCCTGACCAAACATCAGCATCGAGTTCGGCGTAGTGCCGGCCGTACCCACGCCGTTCCAGACCTTTTTGGTGACGTGGTTCAGGTAGTCGTATTCCAGCGTTGACACCAGAATCGAGGTGGCAGGCTGAACGATACGTTTGCTGAAGTCGTCCAGATCCATCGTCAACTCAGCAGAAGAGAAGTTCATGTCCACGCCCTTCTGGGTAGCAAGGGTCAGCGTCACGGAATCTTCTTGGGTTTCCTGAGGAGCCAGTGTTTTGCCGGTACGAACGACATACTTGTTCGGCTTACGAATCTTGAGAGCCGTGCCGATTTTTGCGCCGGATTGGGCGTAAGAATCGTCGTAACTCAGATTCGTGGTGCCGATAAAGGTCGCCTGTTCATGGGCAACACGCTGAATTTCGCGTGTGACCGCAGTAGGCGTAAGGATGACTTGTGCCATTGTGTTTCTCCATGGGCCGGGATTCCCGGCACTGTCGGATTGTTAAGTCTCACGACTTAACGTAGGTTTACCGTCCCAGTTGCTTTAACCGGCGTTTTTGCCATTCCTTCGGTGACAATTTGTCATCTAGGCCATCGGGTAGATCACCCTTTGGCTTGACGGGGCTTAACGGCGGTTTCGCTTCTGAAACGGACTTGGGTTGTAACAGATCGTCCAGCTTTGCCTCTATTTTCCCGAGTTCCCGTGCCGCTTGGGTCGGGGTCAGGTAGTAGAGTTTTCGTGCCACATCCGGGTTTTTCGCCAAATAAACCGCCAATTCCGGGCCGTTTTCAGACTCCAGAATGGTCGGGGCCATGGCTTCGGAGATTGACGCACTCTCGAACAGGTCGTCATAGTCCGGGTATTTCTCCCGTACCTTGTCGGCGCGTTCGTTGAAAGACTTAAGAGAACCGTCCATGCGTTCCTTTTGGGAGCGCTGGTTAAAGTCCTCTTGGGCCTTTTTGATGCGCTGCTCTACCTTCCACTCGGCCAGAGCTTCGGTGTACTCGTCGTAACTGGTGAATCTCGGGTCATTGACGTTCGGGCGGGTCGGGTCTACCGGGGCGTGTGTGTCCTGTTTCCGGGACTTGAACTGCTCCAGTTCCTGACGAAGCCGCGTTACTTCGCGGCGTTCTTCCTCACGTTCACGGCGGGCTTCTTCTCGTTGCCAGACAATCTTGTCGATTCGTTTGCGTACCTGATCCTCTTCCGAAAGCTGTACGGGTTCTTTCGGCGTAGCGGGTGACGGTTCCGCTTTTACTTCTGGCGTCTCGGGCGTTACTTCAGGGGTTTCGACTTCGGGTGTTTCGGGTACTTCGTTCTCGTTTTCCATGGTGCTCCTGTAACTAGGATGGGCTGTCTCACGACAGCGGCCCGGAAGCCCTCCGGTAGGGTCAAGCGGCTAACAACAGTATCAATGACCTGTTGCGCTTTTTCCTGATCTGTTCTCTCTCAAGGTACTCAAGAATCTTCAGTGCGGCGATACGGTCTTGGCGAGACTGTTTCCTGCTCATTGCAGTACGGTTTCAACGCCTACCGGATTACCCTCGGTGTCAAACACAACCCGTTTCGGGGCGCACATGGCCTGAACGGCTTGATCCAGGCGTTGCATGACCATTTGCAGGTCTGGGCCTTCTGGTGTTTCAATTTCTCCCGGTTCCTCGGTTTCCTGACCTTCTTGGGCGATCTGGGCCTTGATGATCTCGGCAGCGGCTTTGACCAGTTCCGATTGATAGCTCTTGTCGGCTTCGTAAACTCGTATTTCAGAGTCGGACTCTTCCGGCTGGTTAGCCTGCGCTAACTTTATTTCAGCCGATATGCGGGCTTTCTTCTCTGCAAGTAATTGGCTTTCGTTCGCAATTTCGGCTTGCAACTTCTCCATCTCAGACTTGAGGGCTTCTAGTTTCTGCTGTTCTGCGGCGGTGTTCTGGCCAGCGTCCTGAATGGACAGGGCGACCTGTTCCAGTTCCTTTTCTTTCTGGAACAGTGTTTCGGCCTTTTGCATCAAGACCTGCTCGGCCTGCTGCAATTGAGCGGCCTTGGCCTCCATGCCGTCCTTGTTGTTCTTGTTCTCCAATTCCTGAATCTGTGGCGGGAGCATGGCTTTTAGACGGTCGGCCATCTGATCGGAACCGGGCCAGTCCATGTTTCGCAGCATGATATCTCCCATGACCTGCATCAACTGAGGCGCTGCTTGGATCATCTGGGTCTGAGCCTCGGCGGCTTCCTGACGCTTGGTGCTGTAGGACGGGCCGACCGATACGGTTACGTCATATTTCCCGATGGTCGGGTTGTACAGCATCAAAACAGAACCATCCTGCTGTTTGGCCTCCATGCTCGGCCTTTGCATCTGCGGGTCAAGTATGACGGTTTCTGGTGTGCCGTCCTCCCCCAAGATGCGGATGATCCGCTTGGTGTCGTAAATCTTCGGGATAAGGTCGATCAGGATGCGTCCTGTATGTCTGATGGAGCGTGCCAAGTTGTCATGGTAGTGGAAACTGCCAACGTCTCCCTCACGCTGACGGGCCAGAATGGCTTTACCTGATTTCTCGTTACTCGGTGCTCCAACAGAGGCGTTATACATGCCCATTGAGGCTTGTACCCATTGCCTCGATTGCATTGTGATTTCCGCCCATCCCTGAGAGATTCCGGGCATCGGCTGTCTTTGCGGAGGCGGAACGACCACGCCGTCAACACTGACGGGATGGTAGGTCAATACAGGGATATTCCTGCGGTTGGCCTCGGCCCAAGTGTTCTCAAAGCCCTCCAGCTGACCGACAGCGGCCACATTGGCCGACTTCGGGGCTAGGGCGACGTTCTCCACCATCGCGGAAATGGCGAAGTTGTGCATCCGTTGGGCGTCCATCGCATTATGGACAATGCCAGTAAGACGGCGCTTCCCGTCGATAATCGACTCATTACCGACAACTTCGACAATGGGTACAAACTTACCCATCCACTCGGTTTCTTCAAGAACGTCCTTGCCGTTGATCTTCTGCCAGATGATCTTTCTGGTATAGGTCGTTCTCTTGTTCAGGCCTGTCAGGTCAACGCCTTCCAGTTCGGACTCTTCGACTACTTCCCCGTCCGGCATCTGGTAGATGGTCTTGGGCGTGTACTCGGCAAAGTAGTAATCCGCGATCCTTACCTTGTCCTCGGTAATCCATCCTTCGGAGTCTTTCTGGTCGTGTTTCCAGTCAATTTTCTCGGCTTCCGGATAGGCGCGTTCATACTCATCGTGGGTCATCATCTCCACGACAAAGCCCCACTCTGAGTCGGAACCGTCTGGGCTTTGGTGATTGGGGTCAAGAACAACGGAAAACCTGTTCGGGATGCGCTCTATCGCCAGTTCCTGGTTGAACGATTCCTCGTCCTCATATCTGGTAATGACGCGCCAGTAGCCGTAACCACCACGCAAGGCGTTCTCGAACCCAGTATCGTAGGCAATATCTGCGTTACTGTTGTCCTCGATGTTCCGGACAATACCCTGCATCATCTCAGCCGTCTTCTTGTCGGCCCTGTCGTCTACCGGGCGAACCTTCACCGCTGCCTTGTTCTGGCGCTGGTCGTTCTTGACTTGGTTGATGTACTGGTTTGTCTCGTCCATCGTGAGACAGGGGCGCTTGTCCTCTTCACGCTCTTTCCTCAGGGCTTCCGGCCACTGTTCCAGTCCAGCACTGAACTTGTCGGCTTCCTCGGCACGCTCGCGGTTCTCTTCCATGGCCTCGGAGGCGAGGCGGAAGCGTTTGCGGGCCGTGGCGAGTGGATCGGAGGCTTTGTTTTCTGTCTCAGACATTTATGACATCCACCCATTTGATCCGTAGTTGGTGCGTTCCTGTGTCTGTGGTTTCACGGGCTTTTTCTCTTCCTCAATGGCCATGGCGAAGTACCGGAACGAATCGGCCCCGTGGTTGTAAATGCTGTCCTCTGGCTTCCTGCTTCTAAGCCCCGTTTCTTCATCCACCGCGTATTTGTAGCGGTTCAGGCATTGGAGAAGGTCGGCTGTCTTGGTAGCGTCAAAGTAGCACTGGCCAAATACCGTCTTGGCGGCGTTAATGCCCTCATCGACTGGCCGTCTCGGCAAGACTCTGACTTTCCGACCCAAGCCTTCCATGATCTTTTTGACGGTCTTACCGCCAGCGGCAATGTTGGTGTTCTTGGCGTCATGCGGGAGCCAGTCCGTACCCCAGACATAGGGCCGTTTCTGTAGCTCGGCAATGTACCAGTTGACCGTGTGTTCTGAATCTTCCAGGTAGTCAATGACGTTGTAAGCCGATCCGTTGGCTTGGGCCATGGTAATTGCGGTCTTGCCAGTGACAGAGTTCCAGCCCAAGTCCCAGAAGGTGTGAACTGGCTTGGTCGGATTGTACGGAACCGCGCCAATACGCTCTTCCAGCTTGGCCTGTCTCAGTTCCTTGGCGTAGATCGCGCCTTCCAGTACAGAGCGGCAGTGACCTTCCCAGACGTGCAGGAAGGCGTCTGGATCGCGCTCCTTCAGTTCCTCAAGCTCAAGTTTCAGGACTTCCGGGAACCAGGGGTTGTCCTGCCAATTGACCTTGACCACGATTGAATCGTGCGGCTGGTGCAGGACGAAACGCTTGTAAGCCTCGTCGTCCTCAAGTTCGGGGTTGAAACTGACCCAGATTTCAGACCCTTCCTTGCGGATGGTCGGGATCAGAATCTCCAGAGAGCGTTTAGAAGCGGTTTGCGCTTCCTCGATCCAGGATATGTCCACGCCTTCGTAGGACTTCAGGCCGCTGGCGTTGTGCCTCAGGCCAGCGTAACCGAAGCTGGTCCCGTTCTTGCCTCGAATCTCTGTGTTCGTGACGGTGTAGTAGTAGCCGAGATTCAGGCTGTCTATCTGGTCACTGAGAAGCTGGTGGACTGACTCACCGATAGACTTCTGTAGTTCACGGCAACACAGGACGCGAGTCGGAGACTCAACTCCCCTGATTAGCAAGGCTCGGGCGAAAGACCACGACTTGGCAGAACCTCGGCCACCGTAAGCGACCTTGTAGCGGGCCTTTCGTCCTAACAGGAACTCCAGTTTCTCGGGAAGCTCAACCGTTAGGCTTGACATACTTTACGGTCATGGAGATAGGGATTTCACCTGTTGGAGTGTCTCCACCTACAGTCTGATGTGGTTTACCCTCTAACCTGTCTCCCAATTCCTTGAGAGCAGCCATGTCGCCTTCCGCTGCCTTAGCTACCAGAACATTAGCTAACTTAGCGAGGCGCGTCTTGTCCTTGAGACAAGCAAACCGCAGGGCGTCAGACCATATCTTGGCCTTGCCTGCATTGTTGTTGCCTGTTGGTGCTCCGGCTTTAGCCATATTGATTTAATACATAAGCATTTGATAATGCTTATCTCCTATTTGCGTGTTTGCCCTGAAACCGTCAGGTTCGGTCAATCTTCGCGTTTGTCTGTATTCCGAATACAACTTTGTTTGTACGTGTCTGACGGTAAAAACTCCCCAGCATCTTCACAGTCCGCTTTCCATCGTTTCCACTGTCCATAAACAAATGTTTTATCACCATCTGCAAATACTTCCATGCTATTTGCGTAACGGATTGCCGTTTCTTGATTGAAATCCATGATTACATCACTGACTCAGTATTTTCATGTCCGGGTAGTTCTGCCTTGCCCAGTCCTCGAACCTGAGTGGTTCGTTACCGTTTGCCTGTTCGTTGGCGGCGTAGTCGGTCCACATTTGGCGCAGTTTGATAGTATTGGGGGCGCGTCCTTGGGCCTGGTTCATGGCATTTTGCAGGTAGTTTTTCATTATTCCTCAAGTTCCCACATGACTGTGCTCGTATCCAGGGCCTGCCCAACAACAGTAAACGACGTGTTATTTGTAATCGTTCCGATGCCGAAGTGTCCCATTGTGCCGGCCGCTACCTGACGAGACAACTTGATGCGGGAGGCCGTATGCACTTTGTTTGTTGTTACCGTTACTGGGGTCGCCCCATTCAACGTGACAACACCGCGAATGGTGGAAGTTAGTGTTCCAGTAACTGGCCCATCTAAATAATTTCCTTTCTCAACATTCACGGTACCAGATACGTTGTTAATTGAATTAGTTGCGCCTTTCAGACGAGAACCGTGGATGTTGATTGTTGCTCCGTTGTTATATATGGCTGTTGCGGCGGTTCCAGTTGCCTCAAGATCACTACCAAATATATTCACAGTCGCCGCCGCAGACGTTTCGAGACAGTAAGAATTGCCGTTCACGTTTGTATTCTGCGAACGGGCGCGATGCGCATGCAGGTTTATCGTGGCGGCAACCGTCACGTTGATAGACCCGACGTTGCCTACCAGCGGGTCGATATTCAAATCCTCTGGCATGTAGGTGGAGGTGTTGAAAAAATCGTAGGTTGCTAGTCCATCGATAAGCAGCGCATTCGGGTACAGGATGAGGTTCGCCACGTTTGTATCCGCATCGCGGATGGTGCGAATCTCTGTGCCATTTTTGAACACGACGCGTGTGTTCGCTACGCTCGGCGTGATGCGCGTTGCATTGATTTGAAAAGAGGGAAGCTTTGCGCTCTCTATAATGCAGTTATCATAGATGACGGTACTGCCGGCGATACCGGGTATGCGTAGACTTCCGCCTTGGTGATTCTGGCCCGGATTCGCGCACTTGATTCTTAACCCCTTG